GGATTGGATTAGGTTTAATAACATACCTATAATGTTCAGTCATGAGATATCAAGAATAAATGCTACGCCTGGTAACGTTCTTCTACAGAGCACCTCTGCTTTTCCGCGCGTTTTAGTAAAAGCATCTGAGTTGAGAAAGGTTTTAGTTATACGTTCTTTTGAGCCTGATGATCACTTAAAGTTCATATTAGAGAACGCAATTGAGATATTTAAAAAACAGATGCCAGATCTTGATTGCGAGATTATTGATGTTAGATCGAAAGCTGAGTTTATTGATGCTCTAAATCAATATCAAGGTCATATTCTTGTTATGGATTGTCATGGAAACCATGATGGCAATGGGAGTCATGGATGGTTAATAATAGGTGAGGATAAAGTGGACACTTGGAGTTTGAGAAAAATAGCAAGAATTCCTCCTATCGTAATTCTGAGTGCATGTTTAACATCTGCCCTAAGTGGTTCTCATGCCTCTGTTGCTAATGGCTTCGTTATAAGTGGTGCATTAAGTGTCATCGGAACATTACTGCCTGTAAATGCGATAGACTCTGCTATTTTTGTAAGTCGGTTGATCTACCGGTTTTACGAGTTTCCTTCGACGCTATCTACAAATTTTACACATGTTAATGTAAGGCTTTTTCTTTCTGTTTTTCTTAGGATGTCCTATGCAAGCGATTTAATAAGAGGATTTTTATCTGAAGATTTGATACCGAATAATTCATGGAAGAAAGATGCAGTTGACATTAACATGTATATAAACATGCTTCACCATGATTGGTATGATTATGTAATTAACAAATTGACGATGTTAACGGGGCTCACGAAAAAAGATGTACTTGATTTTATCGATAGAAAATTATTCATAACCGAAACTATGTGCTATAGCCAAATTGGATTTCCAGATGCAATCACAATTAGTCTTAAAGATTGACAACTGTATGTAATAAATATGGCATACTTCCGGCACAGAGCGAATATAACAGATCAGGTTTAGCTCTGTGCCATAGGTGTACCAACTCTCATCTGAGCTAATGCTCGTTACTCAATAACTCCCGCAAATTTGTAAATCTTGCGTGATGCCCATTTATTTGGGCATGATTTAATATCAGGATCTGGAAAGTCTGGCCTGTATTTCTGGCCAGTTCTCCTGTTTACGCTGTTCCAGCGAAGAACTGTCGATACTGAAACTCCACAGAAGTTGGCGACTTGTTTAGTTGTCATTAAGTTGTTCATTACTTTACCTCCTGCGGCGGCTCCGGTAGCGGCATCCAGTGGGTTACTTTCGATGCCGGTTCTTCCACATCGTCAGTAACTGCCCACCATTTGTTTCTCGACCAATCGTAATACCCTTCGAAGGTATCGCACTCAGTCCAGCCGTAAGACTTCCCCCAACACCAAACATACTGTTTATCGTTCGGCATTCGCTCACTACAGCTTATCCAACCATCCGGAGTTACCGGAGAGTTGCCCGACAGCTCGTTCAACTTGTAAGTCTGGCTTACAGGTTTGGCACCATGAAGCATGGCGGCGCGGCAGGCGTTCCAGCCTTCATCAAAGCCGACTATGCCATTATTTAAAGACGGAAGAGCATCCGGCACCACCGACACTGGCTGAGCCATATATAGCGGCTGAACATACCAGCCCTTTGATAACCAACTGTCAGCAATGTTTTTGCTCCTGGTTATTGCCGGAATACCTAAGCCATTGTCTGAATGAAGCCACGCCACCGGCTCTGCTTCCAGTGATGCCAGAGCAATTTCATAAGCAAGGCGCTCAACATTGTCTCGCACGTCTAGGCTGCCGATTCGTTCTTTGATTTCTTTAATCTGTTCCTTATCGGTGTAAGTGGTCATTATGCTCCAGCCTCCGGTGCTTTTGGCATTACTGCCCAGTGAGTGATATTAATATTTTCAAGGTCCCCGATCTGAAATGTCCACTGCCATTCTCCGGTTTCTTTTTGTCCCCAGGTGTACCAGAGAGAACGCCAGCCAATCAGCCAGCCTTCTCCGTTAGCATCAAATAACAGAACACTTTCATTTGCTGGTGGCAGTTCAACTGATACTGGTATTACTTTGTTTTCCTGTGCTGCACATTTAGCTTCAAGCGCATCGAATTTACGCACCAGGTATTCAGCATCCGTTTCATTCACTTTCAGGTCTCGTGGTACACATCTCCCGTGAAGAAACCCTTCCATTTCGAAAACATTCATGCGCATTTGCGTAACTCCGATAACTCGTTAAAACGTTCCATAAACATCCCGTAGGCATGGCCCGGAGCCAGTGGAATAACTTTGAACATCTCTGTTGTCGGGATACCTTCCAGTACTGGCCAGAAAGAGCCATCATCAAGCCCGAGATCGCGGCGTTCAGTTGCCAGCATGATGAGATCGGCATATTTCACAGGCGTGCTCATAACCGGGGGTAACCCGTATTTCTCACGGATTACGGCGTCTATTTTTTCTTCCATCCGTTTATAGTCAGGAAGAAGGCGTTTCAGTGGAGCGGGGATGTCCTGACAATACGCTTCTGTTGCATCATGCATTAACGCTTCAAAAGCAAATTCCTGCGGCACCAGCTGGCTGCAAAGCACCGCATGCTGGGCGACACTGTAGAAGTGTGAAAGATGTCCTGCAAAGCGACAGATATTTGAAAGGGAAACTGCGATATCGTTAATCACGATGTCGTCTTTATTTATCTTGTCATAATAAAAATGCTTCCCGGAAAAAGTTTTAATAAATGACATTTCGTTCTCCACTTTATATGCGCTGCACCGCGCTGAATTCTGCTAAAAGGAAGCTCTCACCATCCGGTGATTATTGAGTTAATTACGTTTCCATAAATGCCCCCGCAGGGGCATTTGCAGTAATGAAATCAGGCGGTGAAAGTACCAATAAAGGTTTCTACTTTGCTGTCTTTGAATTTCTCAACAAGCAGATCACGAAATTCGTTAGCCATTTCTTCCTGCATCGCTTCCAGCTGAATAATGCGCAGAACCAGTACAGGACGATCGCCAGTGATAATGCTGAGGCGTAATTTAAACGGACGTTCTTTCAGGCCTTCAAACGGAACGCATTTAAATTCAAATGCCACTGGCATAATGTCTTTGGTTTTCGCTTCGACAGACTCCATCAGGGAGCGTTTGCCGCTGAAGTCATTGTCTTCAAAATCAGCGGTCTGGTTTGCTTCAATTGTGATTTTACGGACTGCCGCAGCCGCTTTGGTTGCCTGAATGGTGTCACCATTAGCATCAAAGCCCACAAGGTAGTCGGCCCAGTCTTCAATCCATTCTGCCAGTGACTTCTGGGAGTTACGCTCGCCATTAACAGACAACAGAGCAGAAAACGGTGCTGTCTTTTTCAGTTTGAGGGTGGCGGTGTTATCTGCGTGACCTGGTTCATCAATAGTACCCAGGTTAAGCACACTGACGGCTCGCATATTATCGGCATCGATAAAGCAGCGGGTGCCTTCATCTGCAAGATCTTTAGAATAACGGGTAAAGTCATCGATGCTGGCAGTGGAAAGCGCACCACGGAAACGGAAGCGATTTAAATTAAATTTTTCCAGATCATGAATGCGGAAATTCTCAGGCAATGCCACAGCATCGGCACCAATCTTACTGATAATTTCATTAACACCCTGAGCAGAAATAAGGGCATGGATTTGATTAATTGCGGTTGCGTCTAAGTTCTGAGACATAATAAGTCCTCACTATATAAAGATATTCAGTGATGAGATAAATAATCAGTTAATTAAGAACGATATTAATGACCTGCTGCGCGGAGTTTTCCGTCAGGTTCACCGGCAAGAGTCAGTAATTGTCCCTGGTCTTCCTGCAGAATAGTCAGGCGACCACCGCGATTGACATACATCGGCGTTTCGGTGGTGTCTTCTTCGGAAATTTTCCCGCGGTTAGTCGGGCGAACATATGAGAGTTTGTGTTTTATTTTCACACGGTTCTCATCAAACGGTTCGATTTCCAGGTTGAGCGAGACCTTACCTTTGGTTTTCGTGTTCATCACACCGGAAGCGACTTCACTGAGAACTGCGCCGATTTTGGTTTCAAATACGCCGCCGTCCAGCTCCCCGATAAATGCCTGCACATCAGTACTGCGTTCGCTAGCCATTTTGCTGCTCCTCATCATATCGACCCTGCAAGGTCGGTTGGTTTCTCCACAAAACAGAGAAGAACACCTGCGGTGGCAGCCGCCCGGATGGATTGGGTTATGAGCCCGTCGTCCGGTGATGCTCTTCTCTGTTTTGTAAAAAGAGCGGTACCAGCCGGAAGCAAGTGTACAAACTGGTACCGCCAAAGCAGTGGCTGTTGTGGTGGGGTTGTCACTCAGGCGTATGGTCAACCTGACAATCCGGTGTCCTCAACGGGGAAAGAGTAACCCCGCCATACTTACCGCCGCGCCATTTCGCGGATTACCACAACGCTGAGAGCACTTAGCCAGTTACGGCACCACACTTTGTCGCGGCTCCATAAATGCCCTCATCGTTGCACCCTGGTCTCTTCCCAGGCGTCAAACCGAATCGCCACGCTGGTTAGGCGTCTTATCAGCATCATCATTGACTTGCACATTCCGGCTACCTGGTTTGTTTGCCCGAGCAAGGAGTGGATTGTCCCCTTTAACGTCCCCAGACCGCTAACGACGCATGTGCCATACGCCGTGTTACAACCAAATTTTGTTAGTACCTTGTTTGTAGGTCTGGAAAGAAAGATAAAATGAAGTTGCGCATTATGCAAGTGTTTTTATTGCGAGATATGCAATTTGATGGGTAATGAAAAGCCACCTTCTGGTGGCTAATTGATGTTGAGGTAGGGGGTTAATTGTGTCGCTTAAGGGTTTGTGACTGACTGATTAAGACCTTTCCAAAGACCATAAACCGGTGTTCGTTTTCGCTGGTAATTCCCCATTCGCGGTAAATCTGATTATCAGAAATTACCAGCAGTTTATCAGGTATCATTTGCAGTCGTTTGACGTAAATTTTATCATCAAAACCAAATACATATATACCATCCCCATCAAACTGATTGATACTGATATCAACGAAGATGAGATCTCCTGGCTCAATGGTTGGACACATACTGTCCCCACGAACGTTGATAACTTTAATGTGATTTGCTGGTCGTCCACCAAACATCGATACAGCATTATCAGTTCTGTATTCAATGGCATGAATCACATCAATGACATCACCGCCCTGGATAAGGCCATTTCCCGCACTGGCACTGACATCCAGCATTTCAATACGGAATACATCCTTCACCTGCGCAACATCCTCACTAATACTGTTTTTACATACAGTATTACTTTTGAGGTCTGAGGTAAAGAGATCAGCAATATCAACACCTAAGCTCCTGGCAATATTACTCAGGGCTTGTTCAGTGAATTGTTTCTGCTTACCTGTTTCGAGGCGCGAGATATTCGCCGCATCCACTCCTATTGCTTCAGCGAGATCGGCGATTTTCATGTTCTTCGCCTGGCGAAGTTGTCTGACTCGATTTCCTATGTTCATGCGTTTATTACATTTCTTTATTGCGCGTTAAGCAAATCAACTTGCGCAAAATATTTGCGTGAAATAATATGCTCATCACGCAATATGTGGAGGTTATATGCAATCACCATTACGGAATGTGCGTAAGGCGCACGGATTTACTTTGCAGCATGTTGCTGCGGGCGTTCAGGTCAATCCAGCGACGCTGAGTCGTATTGAAAGACTGGAACAAATTCCATCTATCGATCTTGCAGAACGTCTGGCCAATTTTTTTAAGGGTGAAATCAGCGAAATGCAGATTCTTTATCCGGCACGTTTTCAATCTAGCCAAAACCAGAATGGGTTTAAACCACAGGAACAGGAGGTAAGCCGTGGGTAAGCATCACTGGAAAGTGGAAAAACAACCTGAGTGGCACGTGAAAGCTGTCAGAAAAACTATCGCGGCATTGCCTGGGGGTTACGCTGAAGCTGCTGACTGGCTGGATGTAACAGAGAACGCTTTATTCAACCGCCTTCGTGCAGATGGCGATCAGATTTTCCCGCTGGGATGGGCAATGGTTTTACAGCGCGCGGCTGGCACTCACTACATTGCGGATGCTGTCGCACAGTCTGCTGGTGGGGTGTTCGTATCGCTTCCTGAAATTGAGGAAGTAGAGAACGCCGATATAAACCAGCGCCTGCTGGAAGTCATCGAACAGATCGGGAATTACTCAAAGCAGATTCGTTCGGCAATCGAAGATGGGGTCGTGGAGCCACACGAGCAGACAGCAATTAATGATGAGTTGTATCTGTCAATTTCGAAGCTCCAGGAACATGCAGCACTGGTCTACAAAATCTTCTGCGCTCCAGAAAAGAGTGACGCCCGCGAGTGTGCAGCTCCGGGCGTCGTGGCGTTTTGTGTCTGTGGAGAAACTAACGCATGAACAGTTTAACGGCAAATAACCGTTTGTCGCAACAGCTTGTATGGGTCCACCACATATTGCAATTTTTATTCTCTTTTAAAATATATTCCACGGGCGTCATTAGTGCGAGCGCCTTGTGGGGTCTTTTGCTGTTAT